CCCGCACTGTTCTTTAATCGCACTGACCACCTCGCGCGCTACGTCCTCCGGGCCTTTCTCCAGCAACTTGGCCGCCGTGGCCGGCTCACCATCGATGATCAATCCCTCGATGCTCGCCAGGCCCCAATGTACGTACATCGCGTCAATTTCTTGCGCCAGGATGTTAGCTTCAATCTTTTCGTGCAGCTCTGTGCTCGCCTCCAGAAACTCCGCCTTTCGGGTGATCTCGCGGACTCGCCTGCTTAGCTCCATCCGCCGTCCGAACGAGATGCGGTGGATCGCGAATCTTATTCCTGGCGCGGCCTTGGAGTCAATCGAAACTACGCTGTCGTAGTGCCAGGCGCCATTTTTCGCAACAGTTCCCGGAGCGCGGCCGGCCACACTCCGTTCCTTACCCAAACGCGACATAAATTTCATCATTCACGCTTCCTTGGGCCCGGCAGCTTTGAAATTGCCACTGTTGCCGCTTATCGGAATCATCGAAAGCCGGCACCTCCGGCACCACGCTCTGCATATAAATCCCAAAAAGCTCGCCTTGCTGCTGGCCCAGTTGCATCATCACGCTGATGGGCGATCTTTGCCGGGCTGCTTGATAAAGACCCGCTGTAGCTGTATTGTCCATTTGGTACAGGCTGAAGCTAATTGATACCGTGCGCTGTCCGGGAGCAATCGTGCTAGGCAATATCGCGCCAAACTCGCTGGCCCGCAGCTCCAAGTTGTTCGCGAGCGTCACAGTGGCATTGGTCAAGGTTAGAAAACGTGTCGGTGAGCTGCCCAGCCAGACTTGCCCCAGATTTCCCGGAATGATCGAGTAGTCGATCGGCGCCACGCTGGGTTCCGCTGGATAGGTCGACAATCCGAATTGGCCGCTCTGAAAGCTGGCCGTATCCACCAGGTCCTGCGCCTGCCCGCTGAAATCAAATTCGTGGAAATCGCCGTTGACTTTTATCGACAGCGTATCAACCGCCATTCCCGCAAGCACTCGCTGCACTGACGTCGAAGGACTCCAGTAGTCAAACAGCGTAAGACTCGAAAGATACTCGGCCGTCTGATACATGCTTGTCGGCCCTGTCTGCGCGTTCGCGTTCGGAGTCACCGAGAATGGAGCATTGAGTTGAATAGTGGTGGCATTCACTACTACCGTCACAAAGCGGATTTCTCCTCCGCTGGTTACTGCCCCGCCCGGAGCCAGCCCATGCGGTGCGGTGAACACCACGGTCGATGAACCGCTCGTACTGGCCACCGTGCCCCCCGCCGATAGTGCCGGGGAGCCACCCAGACACGCCTGAAATAGCGGCCCGTGGGGCGGCTGGCTGCTGGAATCAAGCCAGTTCGCCATGTACGTTCTTAGGCCGAAGCTGGTCTGTATTCGCACTCCACTGGGATTTCCTGCAAATGTTCGCGATCCGGTCTTGTCCGCCCGCTGCACCTTTTCCGCCTGTTGCTTTGTCGTCAACTTCACTGCGGGAATTCGATTACTCGCACTGATCGTGGCGGCTGCGCCGTAGCTTTGCTCCAAAGCGACGTAAAACCGATTGTCATTCGAAAGGATGTAGGACATAGGAAGTTTAAACTGCGCGCCCGCTAGCCCGCGCTGATCTCCAGAACAAACGAAACTTTCGCGATTTGTAGAAAGTTGCGTCCGCCGTGCTTCACTCCACCAAACGTGACCTCGTATTCGCCCGCAAAAAATGCTCCGTCTCCCAGGTCACCGCGGCTGTTGTCTAACACCTGCGTGATAGCGTCCACATAGGCCTGCAAGTTGCTCTCTATCTGGTCCAGCCGATCCTGCGAGACTCGCGCCTCCACAACCATCTGAGCCTCGCCGGAAAACGTACGAAACTTTTCCCTAAGTGCGTTGACCACTTTGTTGCAATAGACGTACACCAGCGGATAATTGTTCGCTGTACTCTGCTCCGATAAATCCGGCGTGACGTTTTGCGCGATAATCTGCTGCGCCGTTATGGCCGGCAAGGTCAGCCCTTGTTGGAGGACCAAAGCTTCCACGGCTGCCGGCAGTCCGCCATCCGCCGCCAGCACCCCCAGTACTTTCTGTGTGCTCGATCCCGCGATTTGCAGCATGCTCAGCCTCTTTCGATCACGCGATGATCTACCACGAACCAGGTAGGCTGCTGGCCTCCCGGCAGCGGCGCTCCTGGATTCAGGCCCGAGCTCATAGTCCAACTGCTGCTCGTTCCGAGTGGCGCCTGATTCTGCAAGTTCAACATGGCCAGCGATGTGCCCACATATACGTTCCAGCTGGTCACGTTTTGTGGCATCATTCCCACAGTCACCAGAAGCTGTTGGCCGTTGGTAGTTGCCAATGGAACAAAATCGCTCGGCGCGCCTTCGTCGCCCGACGCGTTTACCCACGTCACCGCCACGTAAAACACTCCCCCGACCGCCGTCCCCTCCACGCTGGAAAGTATGGGCGCAGCGGCTTTCGGAACGGGATCAGCCACTAATCCAACTCCGATCTGAAAGTACGTGCGTTCACTCGCCTTCGCCAGGTTTTCATACTCTGCCCACTTGCCCTGGTACCGTTCATTAAGCTGGTTGTTAAATGCGTCTCGATAGACCAACGAAAGGGTTCTGTGAACGTGCCACTGTCGCATCGGATCGGTAACCACCACGTCCTTCACCCCTTGCAAACGTCGGAAGCCCAGTGAGTAGTCACGCAGGGATGACCGTCGAAGGAGAAAAAGCAGTAACTCGTTTGCCAGGTCCTGCTGGGCCAGCATAAGCTTAGCCCCCAAATCGATGCTCTCTTGGTTGGCGACATTGAGGATGGCGTTTTCGTACCGTTGAAGATCCGCCGTGTCGCTGATCGGGCCATCGCTAAACAGGGCCATTGTCGATAGCGTCCCCTACCGCTTCTCCGGCCGCGCTGCGCTCTTCATTGCCCGCAGATCCGCATCCGAGATTACGGTGACTTGAACCTTTTCTGCCAGCAGCCGCTGTTGCGCGTCCTCTAGAGCCTTTTGCGCCGCAGTCCGAAACTCAGCGGACTCCTCCGCGGTCGCCAGGTGAGCATGCCCTTCTAAGATAAGCCGGGCTGCATTGCTCCTCGACACCTCGGAGAGTTGCCCCGGGCGCCCGCCATCAGACGTCTCGTGACTTACCATCACTACATGAGGCTCCACGATCCCCTGCTCAATTTTTCGCAACTTCTGAAAAAATGCACGTAGATCCATCCGGTTCCCTTCTTGATTGCGGACAGACGTTTCCTCGCGTCCGCCCGCATTGCCGCTTCAACTCCCTGCCCGCTTAGCTGTTGACCTGAACTCCAAACGAGTTACGAAGAACTGCCGTTCCGTACAGCACGTCTACAGTGAATTGTTGCCCCAGCGTATTGGGCTGGTAGCTCATCACCACCCGGATTCCGAAGTTGCCCATTTCGGCATATTCGGCAATCGCACCCGTCCCCGGCAGGGGTTGTGGAAGCCTGCGAATCACAAGTCCAATAGCGTCTCTGGCGAAAGCCAGGTTGTGGGTATTCACTGGCGAACTGCCGGTCTTCTGAACCAGTTGCGACCGGAATACGAAGAAGTCCTTGATCTTGCCCACTGCGCCGTCCACCAGCGCCCGCAAGCCGGCATCACCAGCCGAGTAGTATTCACTGAAGCGGGGAATTTGTCTCATTGCGGAGTAACTTACCGGATCAACCACCAAGTACTTACTCGCCACCGACGGAACTTTTGCTTGGAACAGCGCCGTCTCCGCCTGGTCAACCACGGCCTCCGTGAGCGCCACACCGGCCGTACCCACCACCGCATTTGAGCTGAACTGCGAGTAGAGGTTCAAAATGTCTGACTCTATCCGTTCCGCAATCGCCACCACTGCCGGTTGCATGTACAGTTTTAGAAGGTCCGGCACCGCCAGCACCTTCGTGACATCCGGAATCTGAAACGTCGCCTCCGCATGAGTGTTGAGCACAATCTGCGCGTTCCCCAGATTCGCATTCTGCGTCTGGACCCTGCCGCCCTCCGCGATGTTATTGGCCACCAGAGTCGGAGGAATCGGCACGTTGACCGTGTCTCCCGCGTTAGCCAACGTAGGTTCATAGTCACGATTGACTAAGTTGCCCATCACCAGGTTGCTTACCAGCGCCGGCAAGGCGTCCACTGCGACCAGCTTCACGATTGCATTTGCTACATTTGCTGATGTAATTGTTCCCATTAACCTTTACCTCGTTTCGTTGTTCTCGTTTCCTACATGCCTCGCAGTGCGAGGCTCGCCACCCTCGAGATCTCTTGGCGAACCTTCTCCAGTTCTTCCGGACTCATGCCCGGCCGAATTTTGTCCAGATCAAATCCGCCTGTATTCGCGGCCGCTTTCGGCCCCGACCCCATTCCCGATCCGCCGGTAATACGGGCTGGTAACAACTCGGGATTCTCTTGCACGAACTGCTTCAGATAGTCCCGTAGTGAGACTTCCCCTCCGCCGCTTCGCGAGATCAACTGGCCGTCGTCGCGCCGTTGAACGTCATCTTTTACCGCGCGATAGGCCAAGTCCACTTTAGCTACGCCAAGACGTTGTAGCTCGGCGCGAATCGACGAGCCCCGCTCCGCCTCTTCCGCCATTTGCCGGCTGTGAACGTTTTCCCGAACCAGATCGTTGACCCGCTTCTCTAAGTCCTCGCGCCGCTTGCGTTCATCCAACAGCTCCGCCTTGTAGGCGGGTTCCGCTTTTATTTGCTCAGCGTGGACAAACTCCTCGATCACGCCGCGTATGAGCGAACGCAACTCGGTCCCGTCCGTTTTTGACCCTTCCATATGCCTCCCAAGAACGCTTCCTCAGTTCACGACAGTCATGGTTGTTCTTGATCGATTTCCCTCCCAATCCGGTCCTTCACCTCTTGCCGGACGTCGCATAAGAACTGAAAGGCCAGCTTCTTGAAAACTTGCTTCTTCAACGTCGGCGAGTCGATGCCCAAGCTCAACAACTGCTGGGCATCGTTTAGTTCCGTTCCAAAATCACCGATGTCGAATTCATCCATCCCCGACACATCGATGCTCAAGCCGTCCTCTCGCGCCGCCTCCACCGCCCGAAGCACCCGCTTCAGGGAATCCTTTACTGCGTCACCGTAGGCACGCAGCACCTCCTGCGTGATTGCATAATCACGCTGTTTGCTTATGCCCGATTGCGGCGCATTTCCCGACAGGGCCCCGCCGGCGTGGCTTACATAGCACACTCGGTAAATCTCTTCTTGCAATCTCGTCAGATTATCGGCTGCAATCTGGTAAACGTTCCCCTGAGGCTCCGTCCACCCAAAGCGGTCTTGCGGCCCCAGCTGAATGTAGTACGACTCTCCCATCACTTGATTCCAATCGCGCTCCGAGTAGATCACTGGCATCGCGAACAGTCCCATCGTCAGCGCCCATCCCAGGGCGTTGGACTTGTTAAAATGCTCCAGTTGTAACGATGCCGCCTTGTTCAATAACCACAGGCCTTCGGAGACTCGCAGCTCCACCAGCGGTACCCGCGATTGCTTCGTCAGCCCGTGGCGCCCTTCGGCTACGCTTTCCACCTGCCCCTGCTTGCTTCCCTCTTCTACTTGTTCGTAGATTCGGTACTTCTCCTTGTCGTAGTAGACCCAGCGTGTTTCCTTCCACCATCCGGCGTCTTCCAGCTTGTCCTTGCGCAGACTCTGCGTTCGCAATACCACCCATTGATACTGCCCATGCTCGTCGTAGCTCCAATTGATCAGCTCATCGGCCGCGTAACTCACTAAGTAGGCGCGCGAAGCACCCCGTTCGTCCTCTTCGGCCCGCGTCCCCACTAGTTGATTCAGCCGGGGAAAGTCAATCAGCACATAGCTCTTGCCGCTGACCAGCGCCTCCACGAACTGCCGTCTGAAAAACTCGCTGAGGTTCGTACCCTTTAAATCGCAGTCCTCCGTGAACACGCCGAAGAACTTCTTGGACCGCTCGCTGGTTCCTTCAAAGTTCAGTACCGGCTCCCTGCGGAAGAGCGTCGCCGTATACCAGTCCACAATCGAGCCGACATAGTTTTCGTAAAAACTCCGGCTCAGTCGTTCCAGATACACGTCGCCCGGCTCTTTTTGTCGTCGCACCAGGTACTGATCGGCCCTGGTAATGAACTGTTCGCCTCCGGCATAAAGATCGCGATACTGCCTCCACATCGCTCTCTTGGCGGCATATTCCGGATGCTCGTGCGTGATATCGGGACCAACGTTACCAATATTCATCAAGTATTCTTTCGACGTTAAATGAGTCTCCGGCTCTGCTCGCCGAACATCGGCCGTGGCCGATACTCCTGCCAGATCAAGTAGCCCAGCGCATCCGACAAGTGCGTCCTCTTGGGATCCCGCTCTTTATCGATCACGCTCGTTTCAGGCTTGAACGTTACCTCTTCGAAGTCCGCAATCAGACCCGCGCAGCGTGGATGAACTAGCAAGTGAACCTCTTCGCTGGCCGAGAACAATTTCGCGTTAACCAGAGCAACCCGCTCCCGAACGCTGGGATTGCTCGCCGGCACGCGAAATTTCAAATTTTTGTATGCCGTCCGACGGAAATACTCCTTGATGATCTGGTAATCCGTCGTTCCCGCCGTCTGCAGCCGCTGTCCGGATGCATCGCCGCAAATCACAATCCCCGCCTGATGATTCGGATAACGCGCGTGAAACTCCTCGCACGCCTGCACCGTGCTGGCGCGGCTGAGCACAACTTCGTCCAGCACTAGGATCTCTTCACCTTGCTTCTGCGCCACAATCGAACTCATGGGATCCACGTTGAAGTCCAAGGCCCAAAACAACGGCAACGTGCCATCGATCTCGATTTCCCGGAGGTTCCGTTTACGTTGGAATCCCTGATAGACCACTCCGGCCTGGACGTTCAGGTACTCGCCCAGCGCCTCCTGCTCAAAGAACTTCTGGTCGTAGCTCTCTCGCAGTCGTTCATAAAAGTCGGGAACCTTGTCAAGCACGTGCCTGTTCTCGAAGGGCCTGGCAACCACCACCTCGTATCCCGCTACCATATTCCGAACGAACCTCCGGTACACCCAATCGAACCCCTTCGGCGTCCACACGGCAAATCCGCACAATTGCGCCGCCCGCGGATCGCGTAATCGCCCTTCTAACCGCAACCACGCCTCTTCCGCCGTATAAGTCAGCTCGTCCAGGCCGAACCAGGCTAAGTTCGTCCCTCGTAACCGCTCGAAGTCGTTCACGGCGCGAAAGTAAATCCGGGATCCGGTATCCTTCATCAACAGCACTGATTCCGACTTATTCAGCTCGTATCGGATCCGGTTATTGCTTAATACTTCAAGAAAGCTGGCTAGCGTGGCATCGCGCAGCATTGGATAGGTCGGCGCGCCAATCAAACCTTGCCGGCCTGGATTTAGATAACTGAGCCTGATCGCCTCCTGGCACAGTGCTTGGCTCTTCCCCGAACCAATCGGTCCGGAAAACCCTTTGAACCTTGCTGTCGAAGCATGAAACCTGTTCTGCGAAGGGAGGGGCTCATAGTCTATTTCAATCCGCAGCGCTTTTCCGCTGGATCTTTCCACGTGACGATGATCTCCCTCGGCTGCTCCTCTTCCTCCAACTCTCGTTCAAGCTGGGTCAACCGGATGAAATCCGCCAGCGTCACCTTGCTGTTCTTAAGATCGAGCCGCTTTTCAACGTCTATGAGCAGCTTGGTGATTCGTTGCCTGCGGGTTCCGTTGAGCCGTCCCAGTGGCTCTTTTCGCAACGGCTTTTTCCCGTTTGCTGCTCGTGCTGTCAT